TGGTGCAACGGCAAGTATTTTTGGTAAACAATCAACAAAAAACTTTGAGAAAGCTGGAGCAAAGATTGCTAATGATGCAAACAAAGCACAAGCAAGTGATATAGCACAATCAATGACAGATGAAGGTATTGTTGGAGTAAGTGCTGCTGAAAACCCAATGTCAAGACCAATACAGATGGATGAACTTAGTAGAGGTGCAGAAGATAGGATAGAAGATGCACAGGGTTCTGCTATGGCAACCTTTGGAAAAATTAGATTTGATATGGTTGGTCAACTCAAAAGTAGCAAAATCGGAACAGTAAGACAGCTTGCAGACTTGCTTGGTGAAGATGCTGTTGATCCAGGACAATTCACAGCAGACTTAATAAAAACAACAGAAACAAAAGCAACCACAGCAAGATTTATGAGACGTTATGATGATAGCTATGTTAAATGGGCAAAATCACTTAATATAAATTATCTTGGTAGAGAGTTTGGTAAAAGCAGAAAAGATTTTGGAGTTCTTGTTGCAGATGAGGTTGAACTGCCTGGTAGCACCACAAATCCACACATTATAAGTGCAGCTAATGGTTTTAGAAAAGAAATGGGTATTATGCTTAACAAAGCTAAAAAAGAAAATGTGACAGGGTTTGATAACATTCCTGAAAATCCAACATATTTTGCTCATTTATGGGATAGTGCTAAATTCAGAGAAATACGACAAAAATATGGAAAAGATGTTATTCCTGAACTTTTGACATCTGCACTTGCTAGAGCAAATCCAAACATGAGTTCTGATATTGCTGAAGCTATTGGACAAGGTATGTATAGAAATATTACAAAAAGAAGTATGGGAATGGATGCTGGTCTTTCGAGAATGTTTAGTACAAATCAAAGAGAAGTATTAAAACAAGTGCTTGAAGAAGAGGAGCTTTTATCAAGTGCAAAGATTGAGTCTTTACTAAATCAAATACACACTAAACCTGAAAAAGGTATGCCAAGAACAAGACGTAGACTTAATTTTGATATTGAAACTACAGTTCAAGCAAGAGGTCAAACTATATCAATTAAAGATTTGATGAACAGAGATACTGAGGATGTTTTTAACATCTATGTAAATCAGGTTGTTGGTAAAACAGCACTTGCAAAAAAAGGTATCAAAAGTGACTCAGATTTCCAAAAAAGAATCTTAGATATAGAACAAGAAGCAGATGATCTAGGTGTTGATGCAACTGGAGATATAGAGAAATTAAATGTTTTATATCAACTTATTTCAGGTAGACCTAGTCCAAAAATAGCTGATCCAAGTGCTTTAGGTAACAGGCTTACAAGATTGTTACTTGACTACAGTTTCATAAGAGTAATGAATCAAGTTGGCTTTGCACAAGTAGCAGAATTAGGTAATGCAGTTAGCATTGATGGTATAACAGGGTTGATAAGAGTTTTACCTGAATTTAAGTCAATGCTTAAAAGAGTTCGAAATGGTGAGATAGAAGATCGAGTTATAAACGATATTGAAGCATTTACAGGGATTGGTGCTGACAGGCTAATTCATAACGCTGTTAATAGATATGATGCTGAAGATATGTTGGCAAAAGGAAGAGGTGGTGTTCTTAGTGATATTGTTGACAAAGGTTTGAATGTAATACAACCACTTAAAAGAATAACAGCAGACATATCAGGTATGGCACAAGTTACTTTAGCATTAGAAAGAGCAGCAGCTAGAATAGCAACACAACAATTAGTAGACTTGTCTTTTGGAATTAGAAGTATAAATTTTGCTAGACTTGGTAGAGGAACTAGACAACAAGACATTGCAAGAAGAATGAAAAGTCTAGGTCTTGATGATAATATGAGTCAAAGAGTTTTCCAACAAATAAGAGAAAATGCAGTTCTTGCTCCATCAGGATTTTTTGGAAATTCTAGGAAAGTTAGAAGAATTAATTTAGAGCAATGGGCAGATGAGGATGCAAGAGATGCTTTTATTTTTGCAATATCAAGATGGACTAGACAAAGTATACAGCAAAATGATGTCGGCAACTTAAACGTACACATGACAGGAACATTAGGAAAAATCCTTACACAATTCAGAACATTTATGCTTGTCAGTTATTCAAAGCAATTTTTGCACAATATTAATAGAAGGGATTTTGCTGCTTTTCAAGGAATGATGTATTCTATGTTGTTTGGAGGATTAGCGTACACACTACAAACACATGTTAACGCAATAGGAAGGGATGATAAAGAATTATTTTTACAGGAGAGATTGTCCATTGATGAGATTGCGAAAGCATCATTTCAAAGAGCAGGATGGGCAAGTCTTTTCCCTGCATTTATAGACACAGGTCGTTCTTTGGTTGGTGAAGATCCTTTGTTTGCTTATGGAAGATCAACAGGTTTGGCATCAAATCTTTTTAGAGGAATACCACTTGTTGATTTAGTGGATAATGCGAGTAAGGCTGTGGTTGGTGGAAGTCGTGCTTTGTTCAATGATGAATACCAATGGTCAAGAGGACAACAAAGAGCATTAAATAGTTTAGCACCTTTTCAGAACGCTATGGGTATAAAAAATGTTATGAATTTAACTTTAGAAGGATTACCAACAAACTCAAAGATACAATATTAGTATTGTAGAAAAACAAAAAATATTGTAAAAACAAACAATGAGGTGATTATGACAGTAAGTAGTACGACCACAAAAAACAGTTATAGTGGTAACGGAAGTACCACAACATTTGCATACGGATTCAAAATATTCGCAGATGCAGACCTAACTGTAATACTTAGATCAAGCACAGGTGTTGAAACAGTACAGTCACTTACAACACATTACACAGTTACAAATGCTGGTAATGCTAGTGGTGGTAATGTTGTATTTGGTTCTGCTCCTGCAAGTGGTGTTACTGTTGTTATCAGAAGAAATATGGCACTAACACAGTCTACAGACTATGTTGCAAACGATCCATTTCCTGCTGCTACACACGAAGATGCGTTAGACAGGCTGACATTTATCAGTCAACAGATGCAGGAAGAAGTAGATAGAACAATAAAACTATCACGAACTAACACTATGACATCTACTGAGTTTACAGTAGGAGCAACAGATAGAGCAAGCAAGGTCCTGGCATTTGACAGTTCAGGAGAGTTGTCTGTTACGCAAGAATTAGGAACTTTCAAAGGTTCAGATGCAACAGTAACAACAGCAGCTTATGTTGAAAGAGATATAATCAAATCAACTACTACTGCTGAACTTAACAATGTCTATATATGTGTAGCAGCTTCTGTTGTTGGAGATAGTCTAACAGATACAGACCATTTTGCATTATTAGTTGATGCAGTGTCAGCAGCATCTTCTGCTACAGCAGCAGCAAGTAGTGCAAGTACAGCAGCCACACAGGCTACAAACGCAAGTAATAGTGCAAGCACAGCATCTACCCAGGCATCAAATGCAAGCACAAGTGCAAGCACAGCATCAACACAAGCGACTAATGCAGCCAATAGTGCAACGGCAGCAGCAGCTAGTGCAGCAAGTGCAGCTACAGCTTTAGATAATTTTGATGATATATTTCTCGGTGCTAAGTCGAGTGATCCAAGCACAGATAATGATGGAGATGCACTAAACGCTGGTGATTTGTATTTCAACACTACTGACAATGTATTAAAAGTTTATAACGGATCATCTTTTCAAACCATACAAAGTTTTACTACAGGCATCTCTAATGGCAATTTAGCCGTGTTCACCAGTGGTGTAGTAGATGATGATTTTTTACGAGTAAACGGAACATCTATTGAAGGTAGAAGTGCATCAGAGGTTTTGAGTGACATAGGTGGACAAGCATCTTTGACATTTGGCATATCAAATACAAATGCTGTCAAAATAGATAGCAGTAGCGTAGCAGATGATGAATATGCTAGATTTACAGCTAATGGTTTAGAAAGTAGAAGCACAAGCGAAGTTGCAAGTGATATTGGTGCTGCAACAAAAGGTTTTGCAGTAGCAATGGCTATAGCTTTATAGGAGTAAAATATGGCACAAGATTTTGAAAGAAACACAGCAAATGCAGTAGGCACAGGTGCAACGACACTGAGAACTGCAAACTCAGATGATGCCATAGTTGGTATAACAGTAGCAAATGTTCATACAGCACAAATAACAGTAGAAGTTTATATTAATGATGGTTCTAACGACATACATATAGTTAAAGATGCACCAATACCAGTAGGAGGTTCTTTGCAAGTCTTAGATGGTGGTGCAAAAATTGTTATGGTTTCAGGTGATGCCTTAAAAGTAAAGGCAAGTGTTGCAAGTTCAGCAGATGTTTGGGTCTCAGTAGTTGATACGATCAGTGAGTAGGAGTTGATATGGGATATATAGGGCAAACAATAACAACAGTATTTCCTACGTCTATTAGCTTAGATACTGTTACTGCATCTACAAGTTTGAAAACACCATTGGTTGAATTTACTGATGGTGATAATGCTATGAGTATTGCAGATGGTGGAACTGTTACATTCACACAAGTGCCAGTAAATGCTGGTGGTGGTAAAATTTTGCAAGTTGTATCTAGCAGTACAACAACTGGAACTGGTCATGTAACAAGTATTACTTCAGCACTTACAGTAAGTATTACACCGAGTGCAACATCAAGCAAAGTTTTTGTTGCGGCTATGGGTGCGGGATCCGTTATATGTGGCTCAAGTGGAATTATGGAAGCTAGAATATATAGAGGTGGTGTTAGTGATACTGCGATTCAAGACTTTTATAGTGGTTTAGGTTCAGCAACAAATGGACATGAACATTACATTACGCCAAGTTTATCAGTAACAGATTCGCCTTCAACCACTTCTGCACAAACTTATACTTTTGCAGTAACAAAAGGTTCTGGTGGAACCACAAGTGCAAGAATTATGGGAGGCTCTACATTTCCTATAACTATGATCGCTATGGAAATAGGAGCATAGAATGGAAAAAGATATTATAATAGCAATTTTAACAATAAATAAAGATGCTGAAGTGAGGGTTAAAGGCGATGATATTGATACTTGTAATATTGAATGGGTGAACGGAACAACAGAAATACCAAAAGCAGATATAAAAGCTAAGATGGAAGCAATAGAATATATACCAAAAAGACAAGCAGAATATCCATCTATAGAAGATCAATTAGATGATTTATATCACAATGGCATTGATGGTTGGAAAACAACAATCAAAGCAGTAAAAGACAAATATCCGAAAGGTTAAAATATGCCCTATATTGGTACATCCCCATCCAACTCTGTAAGACGAGTACATACCTATACTGCTACTGCTAATCAGACTACATTTACTGGTGCAAGTAGCGAGGGTATAACTCTATCTTATGCAGACACAAACT